CTATTATTGTGGTTCAGAACCAGAATTAAAACAACCTCATAGAGGTAAAGGAAGATATGTGGGAGTTCCTGTTCCTTACAATGGAATTGATAGAATAGATAGTAATGTTGGATATAAAAAAGAAAATTGTGTTCCTTGTTGTACAAGGTGCAATTATATGAAAAGTGATATGAATGTATCCTCATTTATGAAACATATTTTGAAAATAGCAAATCATCAAAAACACTAAAATGGCAAGAAGAAAAAGAGGAAACACTGACCAACCAACCGGAATTGGTCCTACTGCTAAACAAGCAAAGAGAAGAAAACCCTTAAGTTCTGAATATTTGGTTGATATTGAACCTCTCACAGATAATCAAAAGCGTCTGTTTGATTCTTATGCAGATGGAAAGCACATTGTTGCTTATGGATGCGCTGGAACTGGTAAGACTTTCATTACACTCTACAATGCTCTTGTAGATGTTCTTGATGAAAGAACTCCTTATGAGAAAATTTATCTTGTTAGGTCATTGGTTGCTACAAGAGAGATTGGATTCTTGCCTGGTAGTCACGATGATAAAGCAGATATTTACCAGATTCCTTATAAGAATATGGTAAAGTATATGTTTCAAATGCCTTCTGATGCTGACTTTGAAATGCTTTATGGGAATCTAAAGTCACAGGAAACCATTAAGTTTTGGTCAACCTCTTTTCTTCGTGGTACAACACTTGATAATTCCATCATCATTGTGGATGAATTCCAAAACCTTTCATTCCACGAATTGGATTCTATCATTACTCGTGTTGGTGAGAACACCAAGATTTGTTTCTGTGGCGATGCTTCTCAATCAGATTTGCAGAAAACAAATGAGCGCAATGGTATTGTAGATTTTATGTCGGTATTGCGTAAAATGCCATCTTTTGATATAATTGAGTTTGGTGTAGACGACATTGTTCGTTCTGGACTTGTTAAAGAATACATTGTTGCAAAAATGGATGCTGGTTTTTGATGTTTAATCATATTGATATTAATCTCCCAAAGTTGGAGCGTGAAACAATTGACGGAATCAGGTATTATAAAGTACCTGATGAGGATGAACTACTTAAACTAGTTTCAATTACATCTATTACAAGTCATTTCAATCGTGAAATATTTGTCAAGTGGCGTAAAAAAGTTGGTGAAGAGGAGGCGCAGAAGATTACTAAAGCGGCAACTTCTAGAGGTACGGATATGCATTCTCTTGTGGAAAACTATCTGTATAATAAAAATCTCCCGCCTGTTCCGCCGCTTCCGGATTTTCTTTTTAAGATTGCGAAGACAGAACTTAATAAGATAAATAATATCTACGCCCTTGAAGGGTCCCTATATAGTAAGCAATTGGGAATCGCTGGTACAGTTGATTGTATTGCAGAGTATAATGGTGAATTAGCAATAATTGACTTTAAGACTTCTAAAAAACCAAAACCAAGAGAATGGATTGAACATTACTTTGTTCAATGTATGGCATACGGAGCAATGCTTTATGAAATCAAAGGTATTGCTGTTAAAAAACTTGTAATCATTATGGCGTGTGAAAATGGAGAATGTGTCGTTTATGAAGAGTATGACAAATCAAAGTACCTCAAACTACTTACCCAATATATTAGAACATTTGTTAGAGACAAACTCGAACTCTATGGAACCAAATAAAGAATTAGAACAAGTCATAGAAAATAAGTTTCTGACGCCTTCAAAGTTTGCTCTAGAAATAGAGAAGATTGTAATTGAGGAAAACTTCAATTATATTGATGCAATCTGCCATTTTTGTGAGATTAACAATCTTGAAGTTGAGTCGGTCACAAAACTTATTTCAAAACCTCTAAAAGAGAAGTTGAAATATGATGCGATTAGTCTAAACTTTATGAAGAAAACTTCACGTGCTCGCTTGCCTTTATGATTGTGACCCCTTTTGAAACCTATCAACATTATTTGTCACTTAAAAATCATTTCACAAATCCAAAATACGATTTCTTTAAATACGGCGCAAAGACCCGTGCCAGTGTTGCTTCTTTCAACAAGAGGCGTGATAAATACTGGTTTGAAAAAATGAGTCGCAAGTATAAGGATGAAGAGATTGTTAATTTCTTGGTCGCAAACTTCACAGAATCTACCAGTATAAATCAAATATGGATTGGCGAAATTATAAATTCTGGAGAAAGAACGTATCAAGAATGGATGAGACGACAGCAGAGTTTAAGTTACTTGTTCAAGGAACAAAGCAACGAATTGTTATCGCAGACAAAATTAGAGGATGCCTTGAATTGCTCCAAAGGACATCCACCAGTTCTCAAAAGTTTTTTAAGCGGTAAAATTTGCTTGGAAACTTTGGTAATCTATGATAAAATATTTGGGTTTAGTAAAAAGTTTGATAAGAAACTTTTAGATCCAGTGTGGGAAACTGTTAGTTTGAAGATTTCAAAGTATGCTCCTTTTCTAAATATTGACATATTCCAGTTCAAGCGTATTTTGCGGGAAATCATCGATGAGTAATTTTTTTGATTCTGATATTATTCAGGAAGAACTAAAAGAAATTAATCAGTTACAAGAGAGTATATACGGAAGCATTTTAACTTTTGGTGTTATGTCCCGCGAAGATAAACTGGAACATATTGAAAAACTTGAAATGTTACTTGAAAAACAACGAGTAATGTATACAAGACTATCTCTTTCTGATGACCCAGAAGCGGTTGTGATGAAAGAGAATCTTCGTAAATCAGTTGCTCTGATGGGATTCCCACCAGAGACTGATATGAATGTTTTGTTTAAAAGTATGACCAGAACGATTCAATCTCTCAAGGAATTTATTGACGCTTGAGAGAATCCCTGTTATAATATACAAGGAATCCAATTTATCCCCAGTATCCTAAAAATCTTATGTCATTCGCAAATCTTAAGAAACAGTCTAAACTTGGTTCTCTCACCGAAAAACTGGTGAAAGAAGTAGAAAAAATGAATAACTCCGAAAGTTCTAGTGATGAACGCTTTTGGAAGTTGACAGTAGATAAAGCAAATAATGGTTATGCTGTAATTCGTTTTCTTCCTGCTCCTGATGGGGAAGATATTCCATTTGTTAAAGTTTATAGTCACGCATTTCAAGGTCCTGGTGGTTGGTTGATTGACCAGTGCCTCACTACCGTCAATCAAAAGTGCCCTGTGTGTGAGCATAACTCTAGTCTCTGGAATAATGGCACCGATGCTGGTAAAGAAGTTGCCCGTAAGCAGAAGCGCAAACTGACTTATGTCAGCAATGTATATGTTGTCAAAGACCCGGCAAATCCCGAAAACGAAGGTAAAGTTTTTCTCTTCAAGTATGGTAAGAAAATTTTTGATAAGATTATGGAGGCAATGCAACCCGAATATGAGGACGAAACTCCGATTAATGCCTTTGACTTCTGGCAGGGTGCTAACTTCAAACTGAAGGCAAAGAGTGTTGCTGGTTATCGTAACTATGATTCCAGTGAGTTTGCGACTCCTGGTGCCCTTCTGGACGATGATGATGCAATGGAAGCAATCTGGAAAAAGCAGTATTCTCTTGCCGAATTTGTTGCTCCGGACCAATTCAAGACCTATGAAGAACTGAAGAAGCGTCTTGATTCGGTGCTTGGTGCGAAGTCTTCTGTCCGTCTTGATGAAGAAGTTGATAACGAAGAAGAGTATTCTCGCGGACCTGCAAGGGAACTTGATGATGACCTTCGTAGCGAACTCAACAATCTTCAACCCACTCGTCGTGCTGCTGTAGTTGAGGATGATGAAGACGAAGATTCCGCTTTATCATATTTCGCCAAACTTGCCGAAGACTGATGTATATGAGGAGGAGAGAAATCTCCTCCTTTAAAATGGAATTGAAACCTTTGTATTTTCAGTTTTAATTAACTTATCATTTATATACTGTGATGATCTATCATAAATCATCGCTTTTCTTGTATCATTAATAACTTGCTGCAGATATCTTGGTTTTAATATGTAGATACTTCTCTTATCATTATTTTTTCTAACTTCATATTCGTAATTGCTTATACCTACAATTGGATCTGAAATACGAATCACATTTTCCCCAAGTTCTGT